ATGGCGATTGCGAAACGGTGCTGGTTGCAAGGTGCGGCGAAATTGCCGCACCCCTGGACTGCAGGCGTAAACAGGACACGATGGAAACGGCGGGCGTGATTGTCTCCAGGCGGCGGGAGATCGGGGCAGAGCGAATCCGCATCGACATCCCGGGGATGGGTGCAGGGCCTTATGACCGGCTCAAGGAGCAGGGCGTTCCTGGCATTGAGGAGTACAACGGCGGCAATAGGGCCCGCAATGCCGAGCGCTTCGCGGATAAGCGCTCGGAAGACTATTGGGGCCTGCGAAAACGCTACGAGGAGGGCAGCATAGCTCATCCTCCCGATAAGAAACTAGCGGGTCAACTAAGCGGCTTGCGGTACAAGACCAACTCGAAAGGACAGATAATGCTGGAATCCAAGGAAGACATGAGAAAACGAAACGTGGCAAGCCCGGACAGAGCAGATGCACTGTGCATCGCCTTTGCCGCTCCCGCGCGGCAGAAATCAGGAGCCTTCTTCTTGTGAGCAATTTCCTGCGACGCCTGGGCGCAAACCTGCACCGCAGGATGGAAGACATCGCTATTCGAGCGGCGACGAGTGCCAGCAATCTCAAGTCTGCATTGTCCCGGTCGTTTACGCATCTCTTTGCTCAGGCCCCAAGACGCACGCAGCGGGAATGGCTCAAGATGGCGACCTCCTCGCCTTGGATTGCTGCAGCGGAGCGACCTATCGCATACGGATTGGCCGTCGCCCTGGAAAACGCGAAGCTCTGGACATCAAGGTCCAAGGAGAAGGAGCTCGGTCCAGAGCATGAGCTGTTCAAATTCTTGGACAGCAATCCATATCTTGATATTTTTCAGATTGTCATGCTCTGCGACACGTGGGCGACGATGGCGGGAGAATGGTTCTGGATTATCGAACGCGATGTGCCGAACGGTCCGCCGAAGCAACTCTGGCCGGTACCCCCTCATTGGGTGGTGGCAACGCCGTCTTTGGGAAGTCCATTCTACGGGATTCAATTGATTGGCCGGGGCTTCGGTGGTCAGATGCTCCCACCGGTGCCGCAGAGCGAAATCATCGCATTCAAGTACGCCGATCCTGAAGATCCGTATGGCCGCGGTAAGGGTATCGCCGAGGCATGTGCCGATGAAGCCGAAGCCGACGAGTACGCGGCGAAGCACGAGAAAAACTTTTACTGGCGCAACGCCGTTCCGGGCATCGCAATTGAGCATCCCGGTATCCTCGAGGACGGCCAGAAGGGCCTGATGGAGAAGCTGCAGCAGTGGTGGGAAAGCCATTACGGCGGATTCTGGAATGCCTTCAAGCCTGCCTTTATCGGCGGCGGGATGAAAATCCATCAGCTTTCGCAGAACGCCAAGGACAGTGAGCACATCGAAAGCCGCACTTTCCGGCGGGCAGCGATAGGCGGCGTGATTGGCACGCCTAAGCTATTGATGGGCGACACTGGCGACGTCAACCGCAGCACCGCGGAAACGAGCATCTACATCTTCAATTCGATGACGCTTATTCCACATATCACGATGTTCGAGCGGGCGTTGAATCGCCAGCTTCTTCCACAATTCAAGCCCGCCGGGGCATTTCTTGAATTGCAGCGGCCGAACACGAGCGATAAGGAATTCGAGCATAAGCGTAATCTTGAAAACATGCGCGCAGGGACGTTGCGAGTTGACGAGTTCCGTCGCCTCGAGGGGTATGAAGAGATGGACGGCACGGCATATTACCTGGTGCCCCGCAACTTCATTGCTGTGGCAGACCTGTCGCAGATACCAATTGCATCACAAGCGCCTTCGACTCTACTCCCCGCCAAGGCAGAGCAGAAGGCGCTGCCTGTTGTTACTAAGATGAGCGCCTCGGAATGGGCGAATCGGGTTATCGGTGAGCTCGAGGAATGGCTGACCAAGGCCGCCGACCTCAGCGAGTCGTTCATTGCCGAGGCCGTGCTCTCCGGAGGCAGTAACGCCGTCATCGAGGTTGGCGCTGGCATCGCATTCGATGTGACGAATCCGGCCGTCGTGGAATTTCTCGCCGAGCGAGTCAACCGCATTAAGACCAGCGATGAGAGCTTCGAGGCGACAACCTGGCAAAGCCTCAAGGCAACGCTGGTTGAGGGATATCAGGCGGGCGAGGGCACGACCGACCTGATGAATCGAGTGACGAATGTGTTCGACGACGCCCGAGGATATCGCTCCGAGCTCATCGCCCGCACGGAGATGGGCGGGGCGATGAATGGGGGGGCGCTGCAGGGATATCTGCAGGCGGGAATCGAGAAAAAGTCCTGGCTTTCCGCCTTGGACGAACGCACGAGAGAAACACATGTCAGCGCGCACGGAAGGTATAATGCCGAGCCGATTCCGATGACGCAGAATTTCGTGGTTGGTGCAGGGAGCGGCCCCGCGCCTGGGCTCATTGGGCTTGCGAGCGAGGATTGCAATTGCAGATGCAGCCTCCTCCCCTCGTTCGACGAGAAAGCCATTGCCTATGGTAGTCCCGCCCACATCGAGCGTTGGGATGCTTACTGCAAGGCGCTCGACCCACATGAGAAAAAATTCAAGGCCGAGCTCGTCAAAGCGTGGAATGAGCGGGAGCGGGCAATCTTGAAACGCCTAGAGGCAGAGGCGTGATCGTCAACTTCTCTACCGATATGCGATACAGGTTCGCCACGACTGCGGGTGATGCGGTCCTTGAATCGCTCAAGTCCGGCAAGTCCCTGTGCGTCGGTATCGAGTATGACGGCGTTGGCGAGGGCCTGGATGTGCTCGAAATCAAGGCGGGCCTATATGATGGCGTCAACATCGTGCTGCGAGACACGGATAACAAATATCGATGGACTTTGCGAGGCGCGGATGGTAACGAGTACGCCGTCGAGATGGCACTGGAGGGCGGACCGCCCCTGATAGAGATTCCCGCAATACGGGCCAGATATTTCGGGCAGGTGAATGGCGGCATTTTCGAATTCGGTCGCCGCCAAGAGCTCGGCCGATTGAGCGAAAGGAGATAGATGCAGATGGAGATGATAAAACGATCCTTTCCCTGTGAAATCAAGGAGATTAATGAGCAGGATCGGACTATCTGGTTTGTTGCCTCGACAGAGGACAGGGATAGATGCGGCGATGTGATTCGGGTGGCGGGATGGGACTTCGCCGCCTATGACAAAAATCCGGTATTCCTGTGGGCGCATTCCCGCTATGAATTACCGCTGGGCAAATGCATCGAACACCGCATTGAATCAACCCGTCTGCTGATGAGGATTCAATTTGCTACAGCCGCGGAAAATCCATTTGCAGAGCAGGTTTTCCGACTCTATAGGGGCGGCTTCCTCTCCGGCGTCAGTGTCGGCTTTCGCCCCATCGAGCGCCAGCCCCTCGATCCGAATGACCGATGGGGAGATTACGGCTGGGAGTTCATTAAGCAAGAGCTTCTTGAACTCTCGGGGTGCTCTGTACCGGCGAATCCTGCGACCTTGCAACTGATGGCCAAGGCGTTGGATCTGCAGGAGGGCGAACCATTGCGCCTTACTCCCGAGCAGCGAGTCGCATTGCCGCCCCTGGAGAAGATTGAGCCAGGTTCCGAATTCCTGGTCGGGATTTCTCTCTCTCGCACCGAACACAAGGCTTTCCAGAAATATGGTCCCGACCCCGCCGCCTGGCTCTCCAATTTTGAATCACTCAAGGACCTAGCCGATCATCTCAAGGACATCATCGTGGAGAAGAAACTCGGCAAGGGTAGACGAGCAGAGCTCGGCGATATCGCCGACAAGATGGAGCACGAATACAAGGCATTGGCCGGCGCCTGCGATGACCTCGTGGAGAAGTGCAAGGATCGCATTCGCAAGATACTCGACGATATGGAGCCGACGGATCCTGACGATGAGGAACCAGAGAAGCCCAAGGCATTCGACGAAGAGGCATTCCGCAGGGAATTCCGCGAGGCATACGATCACCTGAAATAGGCAACCCCGACACAGGCAGATGAAGCCGCAGCGATGCGGCTTTTTTCGTTCGCAAAACAACTCGAAAGGAGCAATGGATATGATAACGGACGAGGAAAGGAAAAAGATCGCCGAGGAGAATGCGGCCTTCATGAAGGGCAAACTCGATGAGGCGAAAGCCGAGATGGATGCGCAGATCGAAGCCAAGGTCAAGGCGGCCCTCGAAGCGCAGGAGAAGGACTTCCGCGACAAGGGATTCTTCAACAAGTGGTTCACGTCGGAGTCGATGCCGGGGGATGGATCGGTCAATTTCATTATCACGCCGACCGCCGAGCAGAAGAGAGAGTTCGCCCGCGGCGGACTCTTCCGGGCCATCGCTTCCGTGGCTCAGAAGAAACAGGGCATTCACCCTGCCGACTACGCTCGCAAGAATTTCGAGCGGGATGAGGCGCTCTGCAAGTCTCTCGCTACCAGCACTGGCGCAGCAGGAGGGTTTCTTCTCCCCCAGGCTGTGAGCGCAGAAATCATCGAGCTTCTGCGGGCGAAGTCCGTTGTGCGCGCGGCGAGTCCCAGAATCGTGACCATCGACGACAGCATGGATTTCACCAAGCTCACGGGCGGCGCTACCGCATACTGGATCGGGGAAGATCAGTCGATTACCACATCGCAGCAGACGATCGGCCAGGTACGCGCGGAGCTCAAGACCGTGGCGGCCTTGACGCCCGTGACCAACAAGCTCTTAAACGCGAAGAGCGCAACGGTCTCGGCGGAGCAGATGATTCGCGACGATTTCGTAAAGTGCATCGCCACCGCGCAGGACGCCGCATTCCTCCGGGGTTCCGGAACCGCTTACAGTCCCAAGGGCATGGTTAACTGGCCCGCCGCCGTTGCAGGAAACATGACATCCCCCACGTCGTTCACCACAAAAATCGCCGACCTGTGGACGCTCATCTCCGCCCTCGGGAATGCGAACGTGAGCATCGATAAGAATGAGTGCGCCTTCTTCGGCCCTCCTCGCACCGAGGCCGCTCTGATGAAGGAAGTTTCTTCGACTGGCGTGAGGATCTTCGCCGAGGAGTTGAGAACCGGCCGCCTTGAAGGATATAGGGCATTCTTCTCGACCAACCTTCCCATCACGCTTACTCCGGGCACGGCCTCCGAGCTCATCTTCGCGAACATGACGGATATGATTGTCGCCGAGGGCGAATCAATCCGCATCGATCTGAGCGACGTGGCAACGTGGGTTTCCGGAGGCACGACCTATTCCTGCTTCCAGAACAATGTGAGCCTCATTCGCGTGCTGCAGGACGTGGATTTCATTGTCCGGCACACCGAGAGCGTCGCCTATATGAACGATGTGACCTGGAGTTAAGACTCCGCAACCGCAAGCAGAGGTTTATTCGGCCTCTGCTTGCATTCCAAATTTCAATCTCAAAAAAAATGAAACGGAGGCATAAGAACATGCTTAGCAAGGACATCGGCGCCTATCTGGATGCTACCAATCTCGCTGCCGGAATGATCGTTGCCAATGCTGGCAGCGAAACGATCAACGGGACCGGCATTGATCGGCGTGGCAAGAATTCCTGCGTGGTCTTCGCCAAGGCAGGAACCGCGACGGGTTCTCCCAGCTCCTTCACCTTCGATGTAGAGATCGAGCACTCGACCGCGCAGGGATCGGGATTCGCCGACCCGTCGACATCCCATGATCTCACGCAGATTACCGCTAACGGCGGCAGCGCATATCTCGATATAGACCTTTCAGGCTATAACAGATATGTGAGAGTCAATGCGACGGTTGCGCTGACCGGCGGATCCTCTCCCAAGCTCCCCATAGCGGTCGGTATCATTCTCGGCGGTTCTGATACTCTGCCCGTCGCATAATGGAGGTGCGTCATGCCGATGTATACTCACTTAAAAAATGTGCATCCCTTCTTTGTGGGACAGGATGGATTCTACGAGGGCGAGCGGGCCGAGCAACTCCTGAAAGAAGGAGCCATTCGACCGCTCAATCCCATAATCGCCGAGCATTTCAAGGAGGAGTACGAAGATCGCCAGATCTCCGAGCCTCCAGAGGATCGGATGATGAGGGCACGCAAGCGCAAGTAACAGCAGGGGCGGTGAAAGCCCGCCCTTTCTATCTTTCCTCAAATTTGAAAGGAGTTGACAATGCAATGAAATTCGCGAAATTCATGCTCATGAACTTCATGCTCATGATGCTTCTGACTTTCGGCGCAGTATTTGCCGATACATATGGTCCAGGTGTCTGGATACAGAAGGGCTATGATACCGAGTCATTTGAGCACCAGACCGGCCCTCTCTCGGGCACGGCCATTATTGGCGTATTTCCCTCGGTGGCCGCGAATCCGGCGGCGTTCATGCAGAACATCGCGGGAGACCTTTACATGCTCGAAAACGCATATTACGATGGCAGCGCGTGGCAAGGCAATGTCACGGGGAAGAAATCGCTTTCCCTTGTAATGGACGCTACCAATGGCGCGTTCAAGTGGAATTACGCCGCCGCAGGCACTACCCCGAGCTTCTCGCAGGTCATGGGCTTGTCGAGTGCGGGCGCCCTCACAGTCGGCGCCTCCCTTGACCGGCTCACAGCGGGTACGCTGTCCTTGGGCGTTACTACAGCCAACGCCATTACCATCGGTAGTGCGGGCGTCACCACGACGAATGCCGGAGCTCTCACCGTCACAGAGGCATTCACGGCAAATGGAAATGTGGATCTCGGCGACGCCGCCACCGACACCGTAAGCGTCGCGGGCGTCGTGGACACGGATATCGCGTTCATCAAGGAGGTCAATCGCACCATAGCCCCCGCCGCGTCAACCACGACGAACGCGAATGGGGCGAACATCACAATGAATGCTGGCGCCAAGGACGGAGCAGGAACCAATGGCATCTTGGGCTTAGGCACTGCCAATACCTCGGCCATCACCGTCGGCGCAACCGGCATCACCGCAACGGTTCCCGGGAACCTCACCGTGACGCAAACGCTCACGGGGACACTCACTGGTAATGCCGATACGGCAACGACGGCGACAAATGCCACAAATACGGCCATTACCGATGACACGACGACCAATGCCACAATGTATCCTACTTGGGTGAGGGAAAATACAGGCAATCTGCCCCAAAAAGTCAGCAGTACAAAACTGTCGTTCAATCCTTCCTCGGGTATATTGACGGCAACAGGCTTTGCAGGACCGCTTACCGGTAATGTCACGGGAAATGCCGATACCGCCACCACGGCCACCAATTCAACCAATGTGGGCGTCACGGACGATACCACAACGAATGCGACTATGTATCCTCTGTGGGTCACGGCGAATACGGGAAATCTGCCCGCCAAGGTGGCGAGCACGAAACTTTCATTCAACCCGAGCACGGGGGATGTGAATGTGGCGGGCGACGTAAACGTGACGGGCGCCATGCGCATCACGAAATACAATCGCGTCTTCGAGTTCGACGAGGGGGCCAATCTCCTTGCGGCGAGCTCGATGAACTATTACTTCACTGGCGGTGGTACGGCGGGCACGCAGTCTATTATCACCGACGAGAATGGCACGATGGAGCTCGACACAACGGCTACGGGATCGAGGTCTTCGACGCTCACGTATACGAGCGCGAATTTCAATACCAACAACGCGCCCGAGATGATAACGGCCTTGTCAGTCAGCAATATCACGAACAGCAAAGTCGAAGTCGGATGGTACGTCGATGCAAATGACTGCCTGATGTTCCGCTTCGATACGGCGGTTGATCCCGCTAATATCTACCTTGTGAGCGAGAACAACAACGGTGGCGAGGTCACGACCGATACCGGCGTGGATCTCACGGCAGGGACAATGTTCACCTTCAAAATCAAAATCAACGCTGACGAGACCTTTGCCGCGTACATCAATGGAACGCAGGTCGCAGCGGGCCATATCGGCACCATACAGCAGCTTGCGACATTCAAGCCCTGGTACTATATCGACAACAAGGCAGCGGCAGAGCAGAAGCTAATGGACATCGACTATCTGTATCTCAATCAGGCACGATAACAAAGCGCCTCGGGCGGGGCCTTGTACCGCCCATATTTGCCGCATTAGCTCAATGGTAGAGCCCCCTTAAGGGAGTGCGGGTTCGAATCCCGCATGCGGCGCCCATGCAAGGAGTCATCAATGTCCCTCGCATCGAATGCCCTGACCACGATAACCAATTGCGAAACCCTGCTGAGTCTCACCGCGGGCGCGCAAGATGCCCTTCTTGAAATGCTCATCAATTCGGTGAGTGATAGCATCCAGCGTTACTGCGGGCGCAAGTTCGCAAAACAGGTGCATGCGCAGAAATATGCGGGCTACGACCGCCAGCGCCTCTATATGGACGAGTGGCCCATCCTCGAGCAAAGCACGTATCCCACGGTGACGGTCGATGATTCGGCCTATACTTCGGGAGACGACGAGGACTATCAGATATTCTCGGGCGAGGGTGAGGGCGAGAATTATCTCTATCGCGAAAGCACCTGGACGGCGACGCTTTATAATCGCAGCGGCCGCACGCTGGCAGACGCAGGCCCCGTCCTTGTGGGCGACGACATCGATTCGCAGCGTGAAGAGAAAAACATCAATGTCACGCTTCTCGCAGGATATGTACTGCCCGGGTTTGTTTCGAGGGTGGTCACGGGGCCGATTACGGCGGGAACCAGCAAGGTCATCACGGTCGCGAATACGACCTGCCTTGCGAAGGGCGACACCGTGACGATTACGAGCACGGGGAGCGGAGAAACTCCGACCCCCGTAACGCCTGCGGCAACCGAATCCTGCACCATCAGCGCAGCGCCCACCTCGACGACTGTAACGCTCGCAACCGTGGTGAACAATCACGCAGGCACTATCACGATGACCGTCACTAGAACGCTGCCTTACGACCTCGAGGAGGCGACCATTCATCTCGTGGGGCTGAAGATGACGCAGCGAACCAACCGCGGCATCATCAGCGAGAAGACGCCGGGCGGCTATCAGGTGCAGTATGAAAAGGCTACCGACCTGGGAGCCATTCCTGCGGACATCAAGGCGGTGCTCGACCGATATCGGAGATTCGCTGTATGGGGATAGATCGAATCCTTATCCATACCTGCACGATCAAGAAAGAGCCCAAGGCATTGGTCGCGAAGCAGCCGGTGAACACGGCCCCGACGACGGTAGCGATATTGGTGAAGTGCCGCATCGAGCCCTTGCGCACACAAGACCGAGAAACCATCCTTGGACGCTGGCCCAAGGCGAAGTACACAGCCACCTTTGATAACGTCACCCTCGAGGAGGGGTATATCATCACGGCTATTGCGGGATATTCGGGGATAGCGGCAGCCGAGGCGTTCAATGTACGCGAACTCATCGAGGATACGGGTCGAGCGACATTGCGCTATAAGACGTGCATTCTGGAAGAACGGCGATGAATGTGCGATTCGAGATTCATGGCGCCGCCGTCGCAGAAGCGTTTCAACGTATTGAGAGGACTGTCGAGCGCACCCTGCCCAAGGCGTTCTATCGGGCCGGAGCGCTCGTGGAGCGAGAGGCGAAGAAGGAGGCGCATGTCGGGGTCTCGGGCGACTTGCGCAGGAGCCTCACGACAGAGGTACGAGAGTATGGCGGGCTGCGTTTTGAAGCCGTTGTCGGCTCGAAACTCAAGTACGCGCCCTGGCAGGAATTCGGGACCAGGGCACACTATGCGCCCATCGTTACCAGAGATCGCAAGGAGCTTACCGCCTTGGGGCTCTGGATGAAGCGGAAACTCGGGATTCCAGAGAAAGACCTCAAGAAACGCCGGCCGTATATATGGGTAGAGGGCGATGCGCATCCCTTTCTGATACCAGCGTACAAGGCCAACCTTCCCAAGTGCATCGAAATCATTACAAAAGCTGTGGGTGAAGCACTGCAATGAGAATCTATGCATCTCTTATTGCAGATGAGCTTGTGCGCATTCTCGGTGGCGTGTCATTCGCCTCCGAACTGAAGGTTGTTGCAAAGGGATCTCTTGAAAGTTATCCGACGCCCGACGACATCAATGACTGGCTCGATGCTATCATTGTTGAAATCGGCGACTGGAAAATGGAATTCGGCGATGCGCTGCGCAACCTGACCACGAAATACAATTTCCTGGTGTCGTATATTCGACGCCATGTGGATGGCGAAGTAGCCGAGACGACGGACCTCGAGCGAGCGCAGACTATCTGCGAGAAAATACTCGACAATGTGAATCTCGACAATCCAAGCAGCGTGCTCTATTCATACATTACGGGCCCTAGTGCAAATTTGGCCGTAAATCACGCATTCCCCCGCAGTGTTGCGATGGATTCGCGAGGCAAAGTGATGTGGGAAAATCAAGAGGCTCGGGCGAGCCTTGTGCTAATCGAGGTCGAGGTCGAGGCAACCACCGTGAACGCATTCTGAGAAAGGAGATTTTCAGATGGATAAAATCAAGGACAGAAACTCGATGTTTTCGCCGCCTCTCATCGAGGGGGAGCAAGTCGTCTATGTGCCGAGGGGCGAGGGCATTGAATCAGTCGATGTACCCGGATTCGGCATATTTCGCCCGGGCGAACCGGTGACGCTGGCGCCCGACAAGGCGAAGGCGCTGCTGGAGAGCAGCCCCAAGCACTTCAAGCGATACGAGCAGCCTCCCGAGCAGCCTCCCGAAGCACTGCCGGAATCGCCCATCGAGGCGGAATCGCAGGAAGACAAGGCCCCGCAGAAGTCGAGGCCTTTGAATATCAAAAAGAAGAGGAGTGAATAGCAATGGGAAACACCGGACTCGCATATCGCGGACACCTCGGCATCGGCCTTGAGGATACCTTCGGGACCAGGATTGATCCCGACGCCTACATCAACATCCTGCAGGAGAGCATCAAGTACACCCTTGAGCGCCACGTTCCCGGCGACATCATATCCTCGCCTTTTCGCAAGATAGAAGTGGCGGGGAATATTGTCGTCGCAGGCGGCTTCTCCTTCGAGGCCAATGGCGTCAATCTCGGATGGCCGCTCAAGGCGGGCTTCACCTCGCTGACCAGCGCGGCAAATACCAATATAGCGGGCACGCCGACCGCAACGCCCGCCGCGGGCGGAACGCTTGCCGACGGGGCGTATAAATACAAGGTGTCACCCATCTTCGCGCACACCGCCTCGGGGCTCAATTTCCTGGGCGAGCTCAGCACCGAATTCGAGGGCACCGCCGCAGCCCCGAATAGCACCCTCACCATAGCATGGGCCGCCAATCCCACGCCCGCAAGCGGCTTCACCTACGCCGGCACGGCCGTTTTCCGCACAGCGGTGGGCGGCGGCGCGGATACGCAGAAATATCTCGACGCGGTTATCGGGGCGGGCCTGTCGTATTCCGATACCGGCGGCACGGCGCTCTCGACGATGAGTCCTCCATCGGCAGTGTATTCACACACCTGCATCAACAACGATGGTGACCTGTCATCATTTACCATCGAGGCATGCCCCGACCTGGCGAATTCGCGCTGGGCCTTGGGCATGACGTGCTCCTCGCTGAAGCTCGACCTTCCCGAGCCCGGCAAGCCCATCACCTGCGCGCTCGAGTTCACGGGACAGGACGAGATAACCACGACGGCCAAAACATCGCCTGCCTTTACGTCCCTTGCGCCGTTCATGACGCACAAGGCATATGCCTATCTGCAGACGCAAGGCGGGGCGTACACGGCCAACGTCAAACTCAACAAGTTCGACCTCACGAATCCCCGCGTTCTGGAGATAATCCGCTCCTTTACCGGCAACGGCAAGGTGCGGGCGATCCGCACGGGCGAAATCGGGCAGGTATCCGGGTCGTTTTCTCTCACATTCGAGGACTATACGGAATACAACCGCGTGGCCAGCGACACGGCGATGAGCCTTGCGTTCATCGTCATCGGTCCGTACACGGGGACCTTTACGCAGACCAAGAGCGCCACGACCTTCACCGCATGGCCGTACATGCTCAAGGTCGTAATCCCGAATATGTACTACGAGGTCGCGCAGGCCAATCTCAGCAATCGTGCTCAGATCATCGAAAACGTGCCATACAAGGCGATATACGACACGACGACGACGAGCGACCTGCAGATCGTGGCATATAACACGACTGCATCTTACACGTAATCCCCTCCTCCTCTGCGCATCCAGCAGAAGCCCCGGGCCCGGGTCTTTCCGCCCGGGCTCGGGGCTCGTAATTATTTCAAGGAGATTCGATGACCAATCAGGTATATGAACTGCTTGTCAGAATAATGGGCGATTCCGCGTCGCTCAACACCGCGCTTCGCGATGCGGACGAGAAAACCAAGGCATCCCTTGGCGCCATGCAGCAATATGCGCAGGGTGCGTCTATTGCGCTTGCGGGCATCGCCATTGCCTCCGGCGCTATGGTCGGCAATTTGCTCCAGCAGGCCGGGCAGATGGAGACCTACCGGACCAAGCTCACGACCGTATTCAAGGATGCAGCAAAAGCGGCAGAAACGATGAAATGGGCGGTCGAATTTGCGGCAAAGACCCCATTCGAGGTCAAGGGTATCGTCGATGCTACGGTGACGCTTTCCGTATACCGCCAGAAAGCGCAAGAGATACTCCCCCTTGTCGGCGACCTTGCCGCCGCAATGGGTGCTCGCATAGAGGATACGGCACAAGCCGTCGGAAAGGCGATGTCCGGATCTCTTGAGGGATGGGAGATGCTGCGAAATACCTATGGCGTCACCATCGAGCGCCTCAAGGCATTTGGCGCGGCAATCGACGGCCAGGGTCAGATGCTCACGAAAAATTCCAATGACCTTGAGCGCAATCGCAAGGCATTGCTTGCCGTCATTGCTACCGATTTTGGCGGGGGAATGGAGCGCCAGAGCAAGACCTTCACGGGCGCAATGTCGAACCTGAATGACGCCATCAGCAATTTCAAGGTCTCGGTGGGAGAGACGCTTATTCCTGCGGCGACCGGCGCAGCGCAATCGATTACCGGCATGGTCGGCGCATTGCAGAAGATTCCCGAGCCATTGAGGGCCGTTGGCGGATTCGGACTCGTGGCAACCGCCGGAATAACCGCTCTAGGCGCAGGCATGTTAGGGGCTATTTCCATCCTTGGCCCCGGAGCAATGATGCTCGTCAATATTGCCGAGAAAACGCAAATAGTTGGGCAGATGGCGGCGCTTTCTGGCGCAGAAATAAAGGGATTCGCAGCGATTCAGACAGTATTGAGGTCGGCGTTGATGTCGAGCACCGCGGCGCTGCTGGGGTGGGGCGCGGTGGCCATCGGCGCCGCATTGGCCGTCAAGGCAGTACAGGACGAATGGATAAAGGCCGCCGAGGCAGAGGACAAGCTGACAAAATCTACTTCGGAGAATATTGCCGTAACTCGCCAGGCCGCGCACTGGATTGGCAAGACGGGCGAGGAACTGCGCAGCATGGGCGTGGCTTTGGCGGATATTCCCAAGGCGATGGACGGTTTTCGCGAGCTAGCGAAAGCAGCAAGAGAAATTGGCCGGGAAGATTTGGCGCAGAAATACATGGGCCAGATGCGAGCCGTACGAGATGCTGGAACGGCGTTGTCCGAATATAGCAAGAAGGTCGAGGAAGGATACAAGGCGGCGCAGGATGCGGCAAAGCTCACCGAGCACAACGCAAAGCTCGGGCTGGCGTCTGCGAAAGACTTGCTTGAGGCGGAGAATGCAAAACTCTCTGCAATGCGGGCCTACGGTGCTACGAAGGACGAAATTTGGACGCAGGAAGAGAAGGTTGCAGAGCTTCGGAAGAAAGTGGAGGAAGACGAGCAGAAGCAAATCGAGAAAACGGCCAAGGCCCATGAAGATGCGGGGGCCAGGAAAATGGCGCCATCCCTCCACTTCATCGAACGCAAAAAAGCACTCAATCAGATGTCCGAGGCTGAGGAGCTGGCGGCACTACAGCGCATACTTCGATACCATGAGCTGACCGCCGAGCAGCGCAAGGGCATAGTCGAGCGAATGGAGGACGTTGCCAAGAAGCGCAGTGACGATGCCAGGGCGAAGAAAATCGCCAACCTCGAGGCCGAGAAAAAGAAGGCCGAGGAAGTGCGCGAGGCCGCCATCAAAGTCGCCGAGGATGCGTATAAGCGCAAAGTCGAGATTCTGAATGCGGAGGTCGCCGCATTCCGCAAGGCCCGTGAAGACGAGATCGCGCTCATTCAATGGCGCACTCAGGGAGAGCTCAACGAAGAAGCGAAACTGCTCGCAGCGAAGATGCAACGGCTCAAGGACGATACGGTTATGCTCGTCGCGATGGAGCGCGCATTACGCATCGACGGCAAGACTGCAGAAGCCGATGCCATAAAGGCCAAGATAGATGCGAACAACGAGGCCATAGGAAAACTGCAGGAATCCGCGGCCAAGAATCAATCGGCGCGCTGGGCGGAGACCTGGAAACAGTCATTCGCCGAGACCGAGAAGGCTGCGAAGCAATCCATCGAGACTTCGGGGGAGAAGACGGGCGTGCGCGCCGACAAGGACGCGGCGGCATACAAGGAACAGGCAATGGCGGCGGGCGAAACCGCCGAATGGTATGATAAGCAGGCCGAAAAGCTCGAAGCTGCCCGCAAAGCCCTTCTGGCCAAGAAGGATATCACGGCCGCAGACAGGGCGCAACTCGAACAGATAAACGTCCTCCTCGAGGAGGCGAAGCGCAAGCAGCAAGAATTCTATGACATCGCTGCCGAGGCACAGAGAAAACAGGCCGAGGCCGTTGCGAATTTTCAAAAGACCCTCGGGGACAACCAGAAGGCGAACAACGCATATATCGCGGAACAGGCAGATAAGGAAGAGGCAGCAGCAGATGAACGCGCTAACGCTGAGAAGAAAAGAGCAACGGAATCGGCCGAATTCGGGGAGACGGAACGACGCAAGCAACTGCGGAAATCAATAGATGCGGCAGGCAGGCCCACGGAAGCAATGGCACAGGCGGGCTTGCGTTCCGCAATCGAAGAGGAGTCCGGGCTCGAAGGCAAATCGCGCCTTGCAGCCCTGCGCAAGGATTACGAAGAGAAGGGGCTGCTCGGGACTCAGCAATACAAGGACGCCGTGACCCAGGCAGAAACAGAAATCCGTCTCGCCAAGCTCAAGACCCTCGAGGATCACGGCATCGCGCTCAAGGCAGATTACGATGCTGCGGTCAAGTATCTCACGGACCTGATAAACCTGCTGCCGAAGTATGGCGCTGCATGGCAGGCGGTCAATGCACAATTGACGCAGGTCAAGAAGGATGCCGTTCCTGCCGCTTCTCCCGCAGGCGCGATATCATCTCCAGCAGCATCGACGACCACCCCAGGCCCCGATCTCGGTACTCAGAAGACAACGACACCCGGCCCCACCTACAGCCCTGCTGCTGGTCCCTATCCGAGCATCACCCCCGAATATGCGCAGCAACAGCAGGCCGCAAAGCAGCAGACACATGACGCTGCCAAGGCGGCCGCAAAACAGGACAAGGCAGCCGACAAGCAAGAGGATGCCGGCGAAAGCCTTTTCAAGGGAGCAACATCTTCCGCCCAAGCGGCACAAAAACTCGATGCCGCCGCGCAGCGCATCGCCGATTATATGAACGCGCTTGCACGAGAGACAAACTATCGCTCTGGAATGATGGGCGGGATTTCCCTTGCCGGCGCTGGCGGATTCTTCGGGGGCGGCGGCCTTGGAGGTATTTCGGACATCGAACGCGGCTCTATGGGACCGACCGCGCGCTCGGGCAGCGGAGGTTACGAATGGGGTATGGCGGAAAAGGGCCGAATGGTGAGCACGCAAGAACTGATGCGATTGCGACGCACCGAGGGTTGGAACGAGTCGGGAAATTCCTGGACCGATATGGGAAACGGTCAATGGTGGGTTACGAGTCCACGCGGCGAGCCCCCTCCGTCGAAAGAGAAGGCCGTCGGCTTCGGCTCAGCCATCAATCTCAAGGCAAACATCAGGCACGTTCCTGGAACCGGTAGCGTCTTCGACGTAGAAAGCACCGAGGAGGGCGGCCCGGGATATTTCGCGGGAAGAACGGGAGCATCGTCGATGCCTGCGCCCACGCCGTCGCCGCCTATAACGCGCGGTCCCGTATATGCGTCGGGCGAGCGGGCCGTCAAAGTCGAGATCCCGCTCTATATCGATGGTCGCAAAGTCGGCGGAGCCATCGCCGATAACGTGCTCGCTCAGGGATCGGGCGCAATGTCCTTCGACGCTCAAGCAGCATTCTCATCGTGAGGTAAGCAATGCCAACGACATACACTTATGGTTCTTTGCAGTTTTGCAACGGCGACGGGACAAGCGGATACTATTGCCAAGGAATCAATATCAACGCGCCGCAGAACATCACGACGCAAAAAATCCCGCGCAACGATATCAACAAAATCAACGATGACGGCCTTGCGCCTGTAGAAATTCAGGTCAACCTGATTGTTGCACATAAAACGAGCATTGCCGATTTCGATGCGCTGATGAAGGCGCTGCACCAATACCTGAATGCCGGAGCCTCTGACCTATACCTTGATGTGACGACGAAGCATTACCGGAACGTTTATTGCAAGGGCATCACGTCACAGCATACCGACAGATCGCAAAAGATGGCATCGGTCTCGTTCCCCCTTGTAACGGCAGACCCGTTTTATTATTACGATACGACGATCAATTCGCCGAATAATCAGACCCCCAACGCCAATCCATTCACCTGGACCATCACGACAAGCGGCATCGCATATGTCGAGCCGGTTATCCTTGTGACGGGGCCGTTCACGGGGAATATCCTGCTTGAAAGTCTCACGCGCTCGGAATGGATACAGCTCGCGGCGTCCTTGGGGCCGGGCGCAACGCTGGAAATAGACTCAGCGAATCGCACTGTCAAGCAGAATGGAACCGAGAGCTACACGAACATCACCAACGATAACGCTTCCGGCGGATTTCTCAAGCTCAATGCAGGAGCGAACAACATGCAGCTCACCCTTGGCGGAGCCCCGACCACGGGCACCGTCGTGACCACCTGGACCGACAGAGATTTCGGGGGGTATTAATGGCAACGGGCGATATTCGCGTCGAAATCAAGGACCGGACGGGTGCAAAAGTCCTCGACCTTACGAAATTCAAGAGCGGGATATCATTTGATTTCGCACGTCCCGGAGGTTGTGGCTCGGCATCATTTACACTCCCTTGGGACTTCGAGGAATGGAGCGCCATCGGGGCACTCTATGAGGTGGATATCTATGTCGAGGGCGCTCCATCGAATCCATTCTGGGCGGGCTACATCCATCCGCAATTCGAGCCCATCCTGAGCAATGAAGACGATATCAAGGTCTCATGCATCGGCTGGAAAGGCAAATTGCATGATCGCCTTGTTGATGATAAGGTATACAACGCTACGGCATTCAAGGCCATAATGCTTGATATGCTCAATACCTATGCGCATTCGCGCATCGTCATCAATGCTGCGAATATCGGAGGCGGCGCATAATGCCTGGCGGCGGCGGCGGCGGAACCTATACGGT